CGGGACCCTCCGCATGGCCGAGGACGACAAGGGCCTCCGCTACGAGGTCGACCTACCGGCCACGACGCTCGGCCGGGACGTGGCCGAACTCCTACGCCGGCGCGACCTCATCGGCTCGTCGTTCGGGTTCCGCACGATCTCCGACGAATGGGGCGAAACCGAGGACGGCTATCCGCTCCGCACCCTCTCCGAGGTCGCCCTGCGCGACGTGGGGCCGGTCGTCTATCCGGCCTACGGCGACACCGAGGCCAGCCTTCGCTCGCTCGCCGAGTCCCGCTCCCTCGACCTCAACGATCTCATCCAGGCGGCCGAGGACAACGACCTCCGCAGCCTGCTCTTCCCAGCACCGACAACCGACGACGAGGAGCCGGGCGACACCCACTCCAACCCCGTCCGACGGCACTGGGCCATCCGCTGACCGGGCCACCCCCATCGGCACCACCACCCATCCACCTACCCATGGAGGTAGCCATGTCCCCGCAGGACATCAAGGCGTCCTTCGAGGCCCGCCAGCACGCGGTGTCCGAACTCCGCCGACTCGTCGAAGACGTAGACGGTGCCGAGTTCAACGCCGAGCAGCAGGCTGAGTTCGACCGGCACAACGAGGCCATCGACTCCCTCGACGCACGCATCCGCTCCGGGCTCGACCACATCGAGCGCGAAGCGAAGGCCACCGCAGCACTGGACGAGTTCCGTGCCTACGGCGACCTCACCACCCCCCACGAGAGCGCAGTCGACGCCAAGGTCGACGACGAAACGCTCTTCCGGCAGTTGGTCACCGGAGAGATCCGGTCGTTCACGTCGATGCCCACCGAGGCTCGTGACATGACCAAGGGCACCGCCACGGCAGGCGGCAACATCGTCCACTCCTCGATGTGGGACCGCATCGTCGACAAGTTGGAGGAGGAGTCGCAGGTCATCAGGGCCGGTGCCACCGTCATCAACACCGCAGGCGGGGAAGACCTCCTTGTCCCGCGCGTCGGCACGAACCCCAGCGGCGCCCTCGTGGCCGAGGCGGGCACGATTGGCGAGAGCGATCCTGTGATCCAGCAGGTGACCTTGGGAGCCTTCAAGTACGCCGCGCTCACGCAGGTGTCCACCGAGTTGCTCTCCGACTCGATGTTCAACGTGGCGGACTTCGTCACGCGCATCGGCGGACAGGCAGTGACCCGTGCCCTCGGTACGGACCTGTCGAACGGCTCGGGCTCATCGAAGCCCAAGGGCATCGCCCAGGCGGCCACCTCGTTCGGCACCAGTGCCACGGCGACCACGATCACCTACGCCAACTTGGTCGAGGTCGAGTCGACGATGCCGGTCCCGTACCGGACCCCCGAGACTTGCTGGCTCCTGTCCCCGGAGGCCGTGAAGGTCATCCGGCTGCTCACCGACGACCAGTCGAGGCCGTTGTGGGAGCCGTCCTTGCAGGCAGGGAACCCGGACATGCTGCTGGGCTACCCCGTCTACGTCGATGGCAACCTCGACGCCGCGACCAGCGGCAAGCGCGCGGTCGTGTTCGCACACGCACCCTCCTACGCGGTGCGCCTCGCGGGCGGCCTTCAGGTCGACCGCAGCGACGACTTCGCTTTCAACACGGGCCTGGTCACCTTCCGGTACCAGATCCGCGGCGACGGCGACGCAATCGACACCAATGGCATCGGTTGCTTGACGCAGGCGTAGCCATCTAGCGAGCAGGTCGGGCGGTCTCGACACCGCCCGGCCTTCTCGCTGCCCCTACGCGAAACGACCCACCCGAGGGTGGGCCGCTTCCGGAGGCCGAGGCCCCCGAGCCAATCCTGCCAATCCATTCCAAGCCACTCCTATCCGCTCCCATCCCAGCCGTACCACAGCACAACTAGATCGAGACAGAAAGTCGAAGCACTTCAGTTTCGACGCACTGGCTGGCCCCGTTCTACACCCGCCCCGCACCACCCTGCAAGGGGAGGAGGACACCTTGAAGCTCAGATTCCTGACCCGCGTTTCCAGTTCGGTCTACGGCAGCCACAAGCCCGGCGAGGTCTTCGACTGGCCCGACGCCGACGAGGCCAAGCAGCTCGTGGCCGCGGGCATGGCCGAAGCCGCCACCAAGAAGGCGAAGAAGCCGAAGACCGAGACCGCGTCCGCCAAGGATGAGGTCGAGACCGCCACCACCTCCTAGGAGGAGCCATGGCGTACTACGCCGACGCCGCGGCCGACTCCCGGCTCGTCCTTCGGGACGTTGCCGAGACCCTGTCCGTGACGTTCTATTCGGGCGAAACCGCCACCGACGCCGACGGCTCGGTCACCATCGGGATCGTCGATGCAGCCGGGGCCACCGTCGTGGCCGCGGGCACTTCGACGACCTCTGCGGGGAGCGGCGTCTACACCTACTCCCTCGCCGCCCAGTCCAACCTCAAGGAACTCACCGCAACGTGGTCGGGCACCTGGGGCTCGGCCATGACCTTCGACACCCACCACGAGATCGTCGGAGGCTTCTACTGCGTGCCCGCAGAGGTGCGGGCCATGGACTCGATCTCCGGCGAGAGCGCCACCTTCACGGCCGCCGACATCGTCGAGGCCATCACCTACGCCACCGCCGTGATCGACGACTACTGCGGCGCCTCGTTCGTCCAGCGTTACCAGCGCGACACGATGAACGGCACGAACGGCCAGACCATCAAGGTCCGGCGCATGTTCCCCAAGACCCTCCTCGCCGCATCGGTCGACGGCACCGCCCTGACCTCCGACGAGATCGCCGACGTGGCGCTCTTCGAGAACGGGCAACTCACCCGCAAGGACGAGACCTGGACGTTCACCGAGCCGGGCAACCTCGTCGTCATCGACTACGAGCACGGCGTGGGCTCAGTCGCCCCGCCCGACATTCGCTGGGCCGCCAAGACGCTGGCCCGCTATCACCTGCTGGAGCAGGTCTCCCGCATCCCAGACCGGGCGATCTCAGTCCAGAGCGAGTTCGGGAACATCCAACTCGCCCAGCCGGGCATGAACCGGCCCACCCCCCTGCCCGATGTCAACGTGGTGCTCAACCGCCACCGGCATCGGGCTCCCGTCGCGTTCTAGGAGGCCGCCCATGGAGTGGCTCACCGCCGCCCTCACCATCGGTGGCATCGTCGCCGTCCTCTACGGCCTCGCCATCGCATGGCCTCCGCTGGCCTTCATGGTCGGCGGGACCATCGCCCTCCGCGTCGCATGGTCGCTTGATTCCTCGGGGAGGACCTAATGATCCGCCGACTACTCGGCAACCGAGTCGAGGAGCGCTCCCTGTCGTTTCAGGACATCTGGGGACGCGGACTCGACGAGACCGACATCGCGACCGCGTCCGGCGAGGTCGTCAACTCTGACACCGCCTTCGGCGTCACGGCCGTCTACGCAGCAGTGAGGCTCCTGTCGGACGTGACCTCGAACCTCGACCTCTCCGTCTACTACCGCTCCGAGGGCATCGAGCGTCCGTTCCGGCCGCTGCCGACATGGATCGTCCGCATGAACACGAACCTCGCCAACCACGAGGTCATCGGCCAGATCGTCGTGTCGCTCCTCACCGACGGGAACGCCTACATCGCCACGCTCCGAGATGGCACCGGCCGCGTCATCAACCTGACGGTGCTCGACCCCGGCGACATCACGCCCAGCGTCGACAACGACGAAGGCGTCGAGCGCCTGACCTTCACTTCCTCGTCCGCCCCCGGTACGACCTTCACGACCCGCGACATCACCATGGTGCGCGGCTCGGTCATCAAACCCGGAACGGTCAAGGCCCTGTCGCCGATCTCGGCGGCTCGGGAGATGATCGGCACCGGCCTCGGCGTCCAGCGCTACGGCGCCGCCTTCTTCGGCAACTCGGCCATCCCCGGCGCCGTCGTCGAGGTACCGGGCCAACTCTCCCCCGAGGGCGTCGCCCAGATGAAGGCCGCCTGGAACGACGTACACCGCTCGTCGAGCAATAGCCACCGCCTCGCCGTCCTCACCGAGTCGGCCAAGTTCTCCACGGTCTCGCTGAGCCCCGAGGACTCGCAGTGGCTCTCGAGCCGTGAAGCCACCGTCCAAGACGTGGCCCGCATCTACGGCCTCCCGCCGTTCCTCCTCGCCGACACCTCCCGCGCCACCTCATGGGGCACCGGCCTGTCGGAGATGAACACGGCCATGGTGCAGTACGCCCTCCGGCCCCTCGCTGGCAAGGTCACCTCGGCGCTCACCCAGATCATGCGGACCGAAGGCATCGCCGTCGCCTACGCCAAGTTCGACCTCGCAGCCATCACCCGCGCAGGCCCCGACCGGTGGAACTCGTTCTCGAAGGGACTCCAGACCGGCGTCTACTCGATCAACGAGGTGCGGGCATGGGAGGGGCTCCCTCCGCTCGAAGGCGACAAGGGCACCGGCCACTACGTGCCCATGAACCTCGCGCCGCTCGGCGACGACGGCCTCCCCGAGGAGTAGCCGATGGCCGGCACGACCATGTACGCAGTGAAGGCCGCCCTGCTCTCCAAGATGCAGGCCGACATCTCCGGCGTGCAGATCACCTACGGCGACTCCGGCGGTGCGATGCGCCGCGAGTCGATCTTCATGGGGGACATCACCTCCAACGACCAGACCCCCCAGGCGTTCGCCTCCGGTCGTCGCCGCCTCCACGAGGACTACACGCTCGACGTTCACGTCGCCGTGCAGTCCAAGGCCGCCGGGCAACAAGAGGCCGAAGAGCGGGCCGTCGCACTCGCCACCTCTGTCGAGAACGTCTGCAACGACTATCCGACGCTCTCGGGCGCCGTGACCGGGCTCATGTTCATCGAGCCCTCGGGCATGTCCATGTCCAGCACCGAAGCCGGGGCCGATGGGCCTCGAATCTTCACCACCGTCCACATCCGCGTGAAAGCGAGGCTCGCATGAGCACCAAGAAGACCGCGGCACCGTCGGAGGTCGTCTACACGGGCGGCTCGGACGGTGTCGTCATCCATCTCCCATCGGGACACGTTGTCGAGTTCCCGCATGGGGTCCCCGTCGAGGTGTGCGCCGACGACGCCAAGGTCCTCGACGACCACCCCGACTTCCACCCGGCCACCAAGGCCACCACCAAGCCCCAGGAGGCTGACCTGTGAGTTCCATTCTCGATCAGGTCGTGCAGGTCGGCGTCGAGTCGACCTACGGCACGGCCGTCGCACCCACCCGAGCCTTCGAGGCCAAGACAGACACTTGGCAGCGGGACGTGGAGTACATCTCCAGCGTCGGCTTCCGCAAGGACCAGCAGACGATCCGCTCGGATCGCCACGACACCATCTCGCTGGGCGCCAGCGGCTCCATCGAGGTGGACATCTTGAACAAAGGCATGGGCTTGCTCTTGCAGCACGCCCTCGGCGGCTCGTCCGGCCCGACCCAGCAGGGCGGCACCGCTGCCTACCTCCAGACGTTCGAGACCAACGACGTGGGACCCGCCACCTCGTACACCGTGCAGGTCGCCAAGGCCGACTCCAACGGTGGCCTCCAGTCCTTCACCTACGAGGGCTCAGTCGTCACCGGCTGGAACATCACGGCGGACCTCGGCTCGGCCGTGTCCATGACGTTCGACTTCGACTCGGAAACGGAGCAGAACTCGACGGCCGTCGCGTCGGCCTCGTACCCGAGCGGGACCGACGTGTTCGTCTACACCGACTGCACGGTGGAGATCGACGACAGCGCCGTCAGCACCTTCACGTCCTTCAACCTGGACGCCGACCTCGGCATGAAGACCGACCGCAGGTTCCTCAAGGGCTCGGCCACCAAGAGCCAGCCCCTCCGCAACGCCCTGCCCTCGTACACGGGCAGCCTCAGCGGTGAGTTCCAGACCATGGGCAACTACGAGAAGTTCGTGGCGGGCACCACCTTCAAGTTGGAGTTCGTCGCGCAGATGGGCACGGCCATCGCTGGCTCGTACTACCCCAAGTTCCATGTGACCATGCCGGTCTGCGTGTTCACGGGGTCGACCCCGACGGCTTCCATCGACGACCTCACCACCATCGAGTTGCCGTTCACGGTGCTCGACAACGGCAGCGACGCCGCCGTCAAGATCGAGTACCAGAGCACGGACACCGCCTTCTAGTGGCTCGACAGGTAACCGTTGGCACGAGCAAGGAGCCCCTCGTTCGTGTCGGCGGCATCGCTGCCCTCGCCACGTCGCTCCGCAAGATCGGCGACAAGGAGTTGGGCGACGAGATGAAGGCGGTGACCAAGGCCGCCGCCGAGAAGGTCGTCCCCTACGCCAAGAAGCGCGTCCCGGTCGACACCGGGGCGCTCCGCGACTCGATCAAGGCCGAAGGCACGAGGCGGTACGCCCGCGTCAAGGCGGGCACTGCCAAGAAGGTGCCCTACGCCCGCGCCATCCACTCCGGCCGCCACGTCCCGGCCACCGGCAAGCGCACCAAGGGCACGCCGTACATCAAGAAGGCGATCCCCGAGGCGTGGCCCCAGATCGTGGACGAGTTCGTCAAGGGCATGAACCGCATCGCCCGCAGGTTCGAGAAGAAGCACGGCGCCAGCCGCGTCGTGGGGAGGTTCAAGAAGTGACCACGCCAGACGATGTCCTCAACATCGACATCAACGACCTCACCATCGCCGAGGTCGTCGAGATCGAGGACCTGACCGGGATGCCCCTCGACGCCCTCGGGCAGACCGACAAGCCCAAGGGCCGGATGCTCCAGGCGCTCGCCTACATCTCGAAGCGCCGCGAGAACCCCGAGTTCACGTTCGAGGACGCCGGGGCGCTCAAGATCACGACCGACTCGTCGAAGCCGGACCCTACCGACGGCGGCGAGTAGTCAACCTCGCGCTCGTCGCCGAACGCTTCGGGTTCTCGTGGTCTGACGCCAAGACGCTCCGCCTCTGGGAGGTGGCAGCCCTGCTCGACCACATGGACACCGAGGCCAAGCGCCGCAAGAACGCCGAGAAGGCGGCCAACCGCCGCCGGTAGGAGACCCCACCGTGGCCACCAAGCCCATCGTCATCTCCATCCAGGGGGACGACTCGAATCTGAAAAAGGCCTTGCGGAACGCGACCAAGTCGGTCGAGGGCTTCGGCAAGAAGATGGGCACCCTCGGCCTCAAGGCCGGGGCGGCCTTCGCCGGGACCGCGGCCGCCATCGGCGTCAAGGGCGTCGGCGCGTTCGGCGACTTCGAGAAGTCGATGAACGAGGTGATGACGCTCCTGCCCGACGCGGGCGAGGGGGCGTTCGACGAACTCTCCGGGCAGGTCAAGGACTTCGCCAAGGAGTTCGGCGTCCTCCCGTCGCAGTCCATCCCGGCCCTCTACCAAGCCCTCAGCGCCGGGGTGCCCCGCGACAACGTCTTCGAGTTCATGGAGACCGCCCAGAAGGCCGCCAAGGGGGGCGTCACCGACCTCGAGACCGCCGTCGACGGCATGTCCTCGGTGATGAACGCCTACGGCGACCAAGTGTCGGGGGCCACCGAGGTCTCCGACCTAATGGCGACGGCAGTACGCCTCGGCAAGACGACGTTCGAGGAGATGTCGGCGTCGATGTTCCAAGTGGCGCCCATCGCGGCGTCGCTCGGGGTGCCGTTTCAGGACGTGACGACCTCCATAGCGAACCTGACCGCCATGGGGGTGCCCACCTCCGTCGCCAGTGTGCAAATGAAGGGCGCGCTGGCCGAACTGGGCAAGGAAGGCACCAAGGCGGACCAGGCGTTCCGTGAGCTGACGGGCATGGGCCTCCAACAGTTCCTCGAAGAGGAGGGCAACTTCGCCTCCGCCCTCGGGGTGATGAAGGAGGGCGCCGACGACGCTGGCATCTCGGTGCTCGACATGTTCGGGTCCATCGAGGCAGGTCAGGCCGTCCTCGCCCTCACCGCCGACGGGACGGACTCCTACATGGAGACCCTCGGGCAGATGTCCGAGTCGGCAGGCGCCACCGAGGCCGCGTTCGACACGATGGATACCGGCCTCGCCGCGGGCTTCGACCGCATCAAGGCCAACCTCAACGTCCTCGCCATCGAGATCGGCGAGAAGATCGCCCCCTACATCGAGACCGCCACCGGGTGGATTCTGCGGGCGTTCGAGAACCTCGGACCGGCCGTCGTCACCGCCAAGGACTTCGTCGTCGACCTCGGCACCGAGATCGCCGACCGGGCCGTCCCCATCCTCGGTTCCATCCGTGACGTGCTGGAGGTCGTAGCCGAGAAGGTCATGGACGCCTACCGGGCGGTTGACCAGTACCTCCGCCCCGGCATCACCGCCGCGAAGGACGCCGTGGTCGCCCTCATCGACGAGGGCGTCAACCGGCTCATCTCGCTCTTCAACGCCATCGACTGGGGGGCCGTCGGAGCCACCCTCGGCGAGGCGTTCATCACCGCCCGCGACGCCGTCCTCGACTTCGTGCGCGGCGTCCCCGACGCCTTCCGCGAGACCATCGACTGGATCAAGCGGAACAAGGACTGGCTCATCGTCCTCGGCGGCGTCATCGGTGGCCTCGTCGTCGGCTGGTACGCCTACCAGGCGGCGCTGGTCGTCGTGACGGCCGCCCAGGCCATCCTCACC